GTTCATAGTCTTCTTTGGTCACGTCTTCGGTGACAAAGCAATACTTGGCATCTGCACCCGTTGGGTCTTGAATCGTTGGATCCATGTAGACCGAGAAGCTGTTGCGAACTCGGCCAATCTTAATGTCTTGATTAAAGTTGTCGTCGTCGCAATACTCGGTCAGCAACCTAATGTAGCCCTCGCCATAAGCCACTTGGTTCTCGCAGGCCGTGTCGTATGCAACGTCAGCGTCTGAAATGTACTCAATGTGGCGAATCATGCCGTTGTAGATTTCGGCAACTTGTAAGTCAGCTTTGTCGTCTACGGGAATTACCTTGGCGCCTGGCCTGTTCTGACGCATGTCATTCGTCACTTGACGAACGTGCTGCGGCAGTTTGTTGATGGTCAGGCAAGGCCGTGCGTTGATCGTTTGACCCTGCACCGCGCCGCGAGTAGCCAGCACATCGGCAGGCCACTGCCACTGGTTGTCAGGCGATCCAGCATAAAAGCGCAGATCGTCAATTTCGTCCTCGCGGGATTCAGACAACGCAGACATTGCCATGTCAAGGCGTGATCGGGCAGTCGCCAGAATGTCAGCGTTACTTTTGTCTTTGGCCGAACCGCCAACAGCAACTGCTGCTGCGGCTACGATGCCGGTAGGATCAGCCATTAAGGACTCCAATCACATCGGGTTCACGCATCATAAGGTATTCTTTGCCTTCGTGCTTAACTTTTTGTCCTGAGAACTCACCAAACAGCACATGATCGCCAACTTGGATGTCCATCGGGATCAAAGCGCCGTCTTCTGTGCGCTTGCCTTGGCCAACTGCTCGAACAAAACCTTGCGCCAGTTTTGACTGCGGCACAACAATCAGTCCTTGCTTTTCAATTTCTTGCTCAATCAAAACACAATCTTTTAGCGGCTTGAAATTCATTTCTTGGCCTTTGGTTTGGCAGCTTCGCGCTTAACCGAGTACGCAATTGCCACGGCCTGCTTGACAGGCTTGCCTGCGGCAACTTCAGCCTTCACGTTCTTGCGGAAGGCTTCGGGTGATTTGGATTTGACCAATGGCATGTTAACTCTCCGTGTGGAAAATAGCGTAGTTCAACTTAATTGCTTCGCTGTACGCATTATTAGTCACATTTTTAAGTTCTACTGTAAATGAACCATCAGCAACAGCAGCAATAAAAGCGTTATACGCGCCCAAAGTACCGCCAGAAGCCACGCTAATGACCACCACATCTTTGGTACTGACTGTGCTGCAATTCACCACAAACACAGCATTGGCAGCGGGGGCCATCTGCGCATTGGCCGTAGTAATCTGGCCAGAGGGCGTGTTGATCGTTACCGCTGTGGTTTTGTTGTTGCTTTGGGTGACTGTGCCAAAAGCGCTGGCCGCATAACCAATCGTGCCAGTACAAGCAATGTCGGTAGCTTTGACAATATCTGCATTGATGATGTTTTGATCTTCGTATGCAACGCCAATAGGTTTGGTATTAGCCATTTATTTGCCCTTTTTGGCAGGCTTTGCCGTCTTAGCCGACTCTTTAAAGTCTTTGGCTGTTGGGGCGTTTTTGCTGCCAACTTTGTTCATTTTCTCGCCAGAGCCAGCGGCTATCCGAGCCTGTTTTGCGTGAATGTTGGCATAGAGGCCAGGTTTAGTTGCCATGATTTAACACTTCCATCGTTTAAGAGCCGCTTTAGCGCGTTCGCCATCCTTGGCGTTGGCCGCAACAGCGCCCATTCTTGCACAAAATGAATCCTTGCGCCCTTGGTCAGCCTTGGTCTTCGGATTAGGCGCTGGCGCTTTCAAATTACTGCCCGTTTCGCGGTTGTACTTAGCACGGCCCTTCTCGGTCAAACCCGCACCCTTAGACACCGGCAATTTTTCGCCCCGCCCAACAGATAGTGAAACACTTTTCTTTGTCGCCATGCTTAAGACCCCATCCAAGAAGTTGTAACCCCAGCGCTGCCAGCATAAGCCCTGCGCTTGGTATCCTCATTGTACTCACGATGCGCCACAGGAAAAGCAAAAGTCACACATATTGCATCAGCCGCATCAGGCGAAGCCAAGCCCCTTGCCTTCATGTCCTTTTTCGACTCCAAAAAGATCGTGCCTTTTGAATCCGGCTTGATCATAGGCGAAATCAAATCAGTTTTCAAGAATCTATCTTTCGGGATACTTGCACTTTTCAACCAATCCTTCATTTTCCCCCACATTTCAGCCCTTTTATTGCCATACATGATCGGATTTGCCGATTTATTGCCAAAGTTGACACCTTTGATTTTGTACCTTTGCTCCTTCAAACGGTCAACAATGCCAGCACCAAGCCCACCTTCGTCAATCACCACAAGCGTTGGCTTAAATTCCTCAATGGCCTCAATAATGTGCCCCACCACCGTCATCGTGTCATCACCTCGATGCCTGTCAATCCTCACAATATCCCTACCCTGCCTGATCGCAATCACCGTAGCATCAGCACCAAACCTTGCAGGGTCAACTCCAATGATGATTGGCGCTGTCTGATCTTTGTATTTGGGTCTGGCCATGGCCTCATCCACAATGTTGGCCGGAATAAACTGGTCATCACCCTCAGACGGGAACATGCCGTAAACCTCAACATGCGCCTGCGCACTGTCTTGGCCATACTCATCAATGATGCTCTGGTATACCGCCTTATCTGTGCCCTCAACCGTTCTGGCATCCACCACCTTGTTTGTCCAAAAGTCCCTTTTCGAGTTAAAGCACTCATAAAAATAACCAGTGTTTCGCCGTGGATTCGAGAACGCCAACCAAAGACGGTTTGGCGTGTTCTCAGTAAAGAATCCAGCCGTCACCGCCCAAATACTGTCGTCAATACCACTGGCCTCATCAAAAATCACCATCACACCATCGTGATTGTGAACGCCAGCGTAAGAGTCAGGATTCTCCGCAGACCACAAGCGGCCTTCTACCGCCCAATAACGAGTTCCCTTGCGCAAGTCTTTTTCAACCAGTTCAGTGAGCCAGTTCGCAGGCGCTACTTTTGTCGCACTTACCTCAAACCAGTGGCTGTTGATGCTCATGGCCAACCACTTCGTGATCTCAGCCCATGTCACCGCCCGCAGCTGGGCTTCCGAGTTGGCCGAAATGATCGTTGTTGAGCCAATGCGCGTGGATAACATCCAGATGGTAAGCCAGGACACCAGTGCAGACTTGCCAATCCCTCGGCCAGAACTGACGGCTTGGCGCAGGGTTTCAAAATCTACTAACCCCTTCTGGCGCTTGACGTGCGCTGCAATGTCCCGTAGGACTTCGCGCTGCCACTTGCGCGGGCCTTTGAAGTGTTGAAGGGGAGTGTTCTCCTGACCCCAAGGAAAGGCGAACAGCACGAAGGCTTCGGGATCGTCTGCGATCGCCGGTGTCCACAGCGTGGCCATCAACTCTTGTTCGTCTTCGGGTTTGTAAATCGTGGTTTGCATTTATTTATTAAAAAAAAATTTAAAAATGTTCGCGGGGCTACCGTTCCCGCGGCCCTTTCCCTCCGGCCCTACCCCCCCCCACCGCGGCCAGCGGGTGGGAATTTGCCTTGTCCACAGGCAGTTATGCACACTTGTCCACAATTACCTGTGCATAACTTAAACTGTAATACCTTGTCATTCCTTTTTCTGTGGATAACTTAGGGTCAACTTAACATAATGGTCATTGTATAAAGTAGACGATGCTTTTCTGCTTGCCGAGCCTTCTTTTCGTTGCGTCTACGCAACTCGCATGCGCGTGCGCGTAGTTCACAAGAATTTATGCAAAAAGCGCATAACCTTGCCTCATTACGCTTCTTTAGCATCAACATCCACTACGTTACTGTCGTCACTTAACACACGCTGCTTTGCTTCTTTGAGCGCATCCATGACGCTGATTCGGTTATCTGTGACGGCAACATCAATGCGATCGCCATAGACTTTGGGCTTAAGTTTAGAAGCCACCCATTTGCGGGCATCAACTTGCATACGCTTTTGTTGTACCCACGCACTGGCTAACGGGCCTTCTAAGCCGTCTGGCATCTGTTCGTCAGCCAACTCTAGGATTTCTTCAGCCAAGCGATCTGCGCGGTTCTCAATGGCTTTCTCATACATTCCCCGAAACTCAGGGCTGCTCTTAATCATCAACATGACGGCATGGTATGAGGGCATACCTTCAGCCTTAATTGCTGTGCTTAGACTTTTGCCAAGCGACATTTGCTCACAGATGGTCTGCCAACATGGGTTATCAATGCCAAAGACTGTTGGTCTACCCACGCCTCGTTTCTGCACTGTCATCTCTGACACCAAGTTTTCAGTCACTTGTAAACTCCTAAAAAAGCGAGGTACTCACGCCAATGGCGCTTTCCCCCAAAACATGCGGCAACTGCAAAGTAGCGCACAACATCATGTTATCACTTCGATCTCAACTTTGTACACCTTTGCACCGGCTGACCTTTGGGCATACTGCCAATCCACCAAGCTATTGCCATCGTCCACGCCAAGCCAATCAGCCACGCCATCACGCACGGCCTTAAAGCCAGACTGAAGGTTATCCCCATCCAAGCGCCTTGGAGCCACCCTAGTCAACACAATGGTCACTGGCAGCACTTCCACCCCAAAAGACTGCGCAACAGCCGCCAGCGCATTCCTAGTCTTTTGCCGCTGACTTTTGGTTAGCCTAGCTTTCGCAGCCCAATGCAGTCTCATGTTTGCCACTGACACAATTTTCATGTCCATTTCCACTTCAATCATGGCCACCATCCCCATCAATCCCTAACCCATCAAAACCACCCCCAAAACCGCCGGCATGTACCGAAACCCTTTTTGTACCGAACCTGAACGTGTCTATAGACACGTTCGGTACGTTTCGGTACACCACAGGGGG